ATTTCGCTGGGTTGTAATATCCCATTTGGCCGATAAGATCTCCGAGTTCCTTGTTCTTGATGTTAACGGATATATGACGGAGAGCCGGAGCAATATCGAGGATGCTTTCTCCTAAGACATTCAGATTGCCGTTCCACATCTCGTCCATTACCTCTCTGGCCGAAGTCGTCACTATGAGTGAGTTCCGGTCGGCAGCGAGGAAAGTCTTGTCCTCATCGACTGTGACATATCCGCTCGGATACTCTCCTCCGATCTGGAAGAATGTGGACGGGCGAGAGGTTTCATATAAGGCGACGGCTCTGCGGATGTGCAGTGCTCCATTGGATTGAAATATCTGGGCAGCAAAGGGAAGCAGACAGAGTTCGAGTACATCTCTGTAGGTGGGATTCTCGTACACAAAGTACAGGCGTTCAAGGTCAATGCAGGTCTGTTTGAGTGGCGAGGTTGTCTCGTTCATTCCTTCTGCAAAGATGTCAAGCCAATCGGAAACGGTCATGTCCAGCTCCAGCAGGTCTATGCACTTTGATAGCAGTTCCCAGAGGGTTTTTCTGCCTTTTGTGCCGATATTCATGAGGTCTTTGAATATGTATCCGGACAGCAGGTTAAAGCCGTCCACAGCCTTGATTGTGACCTCATATGGCGGAGCAGTAAAGGATTCTGAATAGAGGTCAGCGGTGATAAATCCTCTCCAATAGAGAACGCCTCCTCTGAATATGGACACTCTGAACTTTCGTGCGTCCGAGGTAAAGAGCGAAAGGTAGTGGAAGTTCTCGAAGCACATGATCTTTATGCTTGCTTCCGAAGCCTTGACGGGTGCGGTGAAGTCATCTCCACGCTTCTCCCAAGTGATCTGCAGAGGTGAGTTTCCGGCAAAGGTCATCATCTCGGATGATCCGGAGTATCCTCTTTCAGCAATCTCCACTCTCCAGATGATGTTCTTGTACTTGCTGCGTAACTCAGCATAATATTTCAGACCGAATGTCGCCATTTCCTTTCCTTTGCGGTAAAGGTATAGTTGCGGTCTGAAACCGATTGTAAACAGAGTTTACAGTCTGGAGTTTATGTGGTTTGAAATAAAATCTGTACATTTGTAATCCATAACTCCCATTCATATGAAGAGATTATTTATATGTGCTATTTCTATAGTTGCATTGCTGGCAACTTCCTCGTGTTCAATATTTAAGAACAACATTAATAGTGAACAGACATATTTATCTGTTGAGATTTTTCAAACCTTGAGCAAAGATTCCGCTTTAGCTCATACCACAGGATGGGATTATGATGTTGTCAAGATAATCACATCAGAAGATGTATATTATGATGGCAAGAAAATATCTGGAACTTTTGTTTTAGTAGATACCTATACTTACGAATCTAAAGGCAGTGGTATAAAAACAGTACCGGTTTATAGACGTAAATCGGAGATTAGGTAATTACAAATAAACGAGACAGAGACAACACCGTTATGGCATTGTCTCTGTTGTGAACACCGAGGGGAAGTAGCACACCGCTAAGAAGCGGTTAAGATTCGAGCACAATCACTTAGCATCCCCTAATGCGTCTGTAATGTGAGCGAACCTTCACTGTCTTGCCATTGACAACTCGCTTGTGCGACTTGATCTTGACAATCTTGGTGGTGGCGACTTCAATCTGAAATCTCACCGTAACAGCAAGTTTGCATTTCATGTTGATAAAGGATTATTTGGATAACATTATCCGTTTAATATTTGGAAAAATGGAAACGAACTTGGGTTACATGAGAGTACATCCCTCGGCTTTAGTGTCTCGTATTAAAAAGAAAAAGGCATTCAGTAGGGGCTGAATACCTAATTCGTTTTCCAAATATAGCCATTCGGCTAATCCTTTATCATGTCGCAAATATACGGACTTTTTTGATTTCCACAAACTTTTATACTCAAAATTTGGAAAAGTCGGGGGGGGCAGTATATTTGTCGTTAAATCTCAATGACACTCCGATTATGAAAAAGATTATTCCTTTTATTGTATTGTGCATAACTTGTGTAGTAATAGGAACTTCTGCACAAGTAGCATCAAATGAATCTCCACAAAATTATGTTAGACAGACTTGTGGCTACTGTGCTGGTACAGGAGCTGTTTGTGTAGGATATAATTATTATGGTTATCCAGTTTATCAACCTTGTGCAAATTGTGGTGGTACAGGAATTGTGTTGGTGCCAACTCAGTCTCCTTCGTTCCAAGGTAATAAGAAAGTAAAAGTGACAGATGCACCTTGCAATCACAGGGGATGTCGCTGTAATGCATATATAGGATATCAGACACCATCTGGAACATATACGGGGAAATGCCAAAATTCAGATGGATGGGGACATACCTGTAACCATTCTCCAGAAGAACATGGCTTAAATTAGTATCTGATAAAGGGCTCACAATTGTGAGCCCTTTATCAGATACAGGTAACTTTATCCCATGACATAGAAATCATCCTGTTCCGGAATGACCGCCAGACTGCCCCAAGTGCCATGCAGCTGGCCGATGCCGTCAATCTTCATGATGATTCCTTCTCTGCCATCGTAGCGGTTGTCCTCGCCCTGCAGATGATTGATGTGAATCTGCTGACCTACCTTGTAGGGAGATTCCTTCGTTGCTCTTGTACTCATATCCTATTTCAAATAATGTAAAAAGTTCCTGTATTCATCGATGGCCATATCCTTGATCGAGATCCATATGCCGTTGTTCTTTATCTTCCAGCTGAAGTGCCTCTTGCCGTACTTCTCAACAGCATCTTCGCAGACCTGCCGATTATATGCCGTATCCCTTAAGTTCTGAAGTTTGAAATCCATGTCTATTCCTCCGATTCTTTAAGAAGTTCCATCTCCTGCTTTTCGCATCTTTTGAGGAACTGAATGAACTGTCTGCACATGTCAATCTTGGTGTTTAGGATTCTGATGGGCTCTCCGAATTGGCCAGCATTGAGAAGCCTGTCTCTCTCTTGTTCGTAGCCGAATTTGTCATCCTTCCACTGTTCTATCATAAGGTCGTACATCATGGCTTAGATATTTAGTGGGTTTTCGAGTCTTTCATTCAGACTGTTGTACTCGTCTCTGAGTTCCTTGCAACGGTCTGCGTATCCGAAGGCGATATCCTTGAGCCATGCGAGGAATGACGTGTCTGCGTGGAGTTTTCCGATTCCGATGAAGAAGCTGGCAAATGATCCGGCAGTCTGCTGTGGCAGGAGCTCGTGACTACCGCAGGAGCCGAAGTTAATCTCGAAGCGTTCGCAACCCTTGTAGTTGCGTCTCTCGTAGTAGATTTCTGCAGTCTGTCCGAAGATCAGATCATTCTCCTTTTCGGGATTGAGGACTCCGATTTCCATGTAGCTGTCTGTGAGCCTTGTGATGCTCCAATCGCTTCCGAGATGCTTCTGAAGTTCAGCCTTGATGTCGCTGATGACCTGCTCCTTTGTCTCTTCGAATAAGGCTTCGGTACGCTTTATCGCTGCTTCTGTCTCAGCCTTTGCAGAAGCACCTTCCGGAGTCAAGTAGTAGTCCTCAGCAGCATTTTTGATGGCTGCATCCCTTTTAGCAATTTGCAGGAGTTCTTCCATCTGCTCAATTCTGATCTTGAGCTCGTATTCTTTCCAGCGTTTTGCCTCTTCCTTGAACTTCCAAGTGTGAACAAGTGCCTCAAGGTCTTCCTGCTCCTTTCCCTTCACTTCTGCGATAAGGTTGCGGAGGGCGTAGACTTCTTTCAAAAGGGTCTCTTTGCGTGTCATAATCTATTCAGTTTTAAGGGTTTATCTTGCTTCTTTATTGTAGTGCTAAGTACGCTACATTATTTGGAACACGCAAGTTAATTCGACTTTATCTGCATAGAATAATGCACTTATATTCAAGCATTTAGTAGTTGGTTACGATCCACTCTTCCTGTCTCCTGCGAGATGTCTTGGATGCGGTGATCGTGCGTTCGATCCGGTGGATTATCCATCCATGCGACTGGACATACGCTTCGATCTTCGGATGCGGAAACATTGTGAGCATGAACTTGCCCTTTACCTCGGAGAGCGTTTCCAGAAGTTCAGAGAAATCTTCCTCGTTGAATGTCCCATTGTAGTGTCCGCAGTCGGAGCCGACATACGGAGGATCGACAAAGTGGAACGCTCCCTCGCAGTCGTACCTGCGTATGAGGTTGATTCCGTTCTCGCACTCCACAGTGACATTTGACAGTCGGTCACACAGTTCCTGTGTGAATGCATCCTTGGCATTTTTCATCTTGAGGGTGGTAGTGCCGTTACGGTCATATCCGAATGTCCCGTCCAGCATGGAGGCAAAGCCCAACTTTGAGCATACCCACAGAGCCCATGCCCTCTGGATGGGAGTGAAGAATGAAGGGTGCTGGTTGATATGCTTTGCATGTGCGTGGATCTCACGACTATGCAGGGTGGTCTCGATCTCTGCCTTGAGTGCCGGATAGTCAGTCTTGGCGATGCGGTAGAAGTTTACGAGTTCGGTGTTCACATCGTTTATCACCTCGCAGTCTGCTGGCTCCTTGGCAAAGAGAACGGCACATCCACCGCAGAATGCTTCAGTATAGAGGGTGTGTTTTGGAATGAGTGGGAGGATATGCTTGAGCATTGTCTGCTTACCTCCGTAGTAGGATATGGGTGTTTTGAGTTTGGACATTTCAGATTCGAATTTTAATGATGATTATTAGCAGCAGGATCATGCCCAGCAGGATGATCACTCCTCGAAACCAGTGCAGCCCTTCGGAGGACTTCTCACTCGTCTTGGTTTCGGTATCTTCTTGTATGGCTTCTTCATGAATGAGTGTGGATGTGCTGTCTGTGTTTGAAAGATTTTCAGTCTGCGTTGAAAGACTTGTCACCACAATTCGCTTGACAGACTGCACTGGAGCAGGGGTTATGAAAGATTTTTCAGCAGGCGTGAAAGATTCCGGTGCAGGCAGGATGGTGTCCGGAGGAGGGAAAAACTCCACTTCGACCTGTCTGAAGTTCTGCAGAGAACGGGACACCTCCTCCCTCACCAGATGCGTAAGTAGTGAGTCAGACAGCTCCGTCTGACGATGCTGTGTCTGCTGTACTTTACGCAACGGTGAGCAGGAGGCTACCGCAAAGAAGAGTATGGCAAAAGTAAAGAGGTGTCTCATTGTTCTGATTTATTAAGCATTTCTGTGGCTCTGCGTCTTCTCTCTTCAAGAGACAAATCCGCTGGCTGCTGTTGACATGAGTCTTTGTCCCAAGGCAGAGGGAACATCTCATCCATCGGCTTCCTGTCTTTCTTTTCAAGCTGGATGCTGGTCAGAATCCAAGTCTGCCATCTGGCTCGTTCCCATTCCTGCCTCTGCCTTTGGATCTGCTGCTGTGACCATCCGTATACAGCCCAGCAGTACTGTGCAAAGGTCATGTCTTCGAAGTCGCATGGCCTTATCCCCATCTGCCCGACAGCGATGGAGTAGAGTCTCTCGTAGGTGAGTCTCTGGCGAGGGTCACTGTCGGGCTGGATCAGTTTTTTTCAACCGACTCTCCGAGTTTCTCCAAGCAGACATTGATGCTCTGCTGGAAGATGTCCGCTGCCACAAGGATTGCCTTTGGATCTTCCTCACACATGTCCCAGACCTCGGTGATGGTGAGTCTCTCTTCGATTCCTGCTTTGCGAGCACCCTCGTTGAGTCCGGTATGTATGAGCCCCACGATGTCGTCCAGCGATGCGAGGGCATCTCCGGAGGTAGTCATCTGCTCGAATGAGAACTTTGTGTTCTTTGCATGCTCGTTGATGGCACGCAGTCCGAAGTGGATCGGATATGTTTTTCCGTTGATGGTTATCTCTGCCATGTTCTTTAAGCCTTAGTCGCAGCAGCAAGGTCGCCACTGCCTGTTATAGAATAGTTGTAAGTAGAGTTGTCTCCGGCAGGAGTGGAGAGGGAGAATGATGTGACAAATCCCTTTCCCTTGTAGTTCTTTGTGAGTCCCTGCAATGGAGCTTTGAGCATTACCTCCACTTCAGTCTTTGAGAGTACGAGATCCAGCACTTCCTCTGCTGTGAGGTGTTCAGTGATTTCCGGATCTATGACTACGAGGCCGTCTCCATCAGCCGACCAGCTGATATCTCCGGCACATTTCTCTTTCCCGTTGGTGTTCTTGGTGCGTAGTTCCTTGAGCTCCAGATCCACCTTGAGAGAGTGCGTGGTTGCGTGTAGGGTAGGCTTCCCGTCAATGACGATGATGATGTCCTCACCCTGTATGACTTTTCTTTCGCTTGCCATGATGTTATTTGTTGATTGTTAGATTATTCTGAATGTGAGTACAGCAGAATGCAGGTCATATTCCGGATAGTAATCGGTGGTATATGACTTGTACCAGCATCGTTTGTTTTCAATCTGCAGCCCTTCAAGAGCAGCCAGTACCTTGTGTCGCAGTTGCTCTGCTCCCGATACCCTTTTGTCGTAGACCGCCACCTCAAAGATTATGTCATATCCGACAATTCCGTTCTTGGTGCGTATCGGCTTCTCTTCCGGAGTTGAGAATGTAGCAAAGGGTGCTGGCGTTCCTGCATCCACTGCACCAGCTTGGATCTTGTCCCGAAGTTCCGGCACAGCATCCTCCACTGTCTTGATCAGTTGTATCCTATAGTCTGTCATTGTTATTTGAAGTTCTTGTTTACAAATTTCTCGACTGCTGCTGCGAGTTCATCTCCGAAATCCTTTATCACTCTTTCCGAGTTCTCTCGGTAGGCTTCTTCGAGATATGGCTTTGCCTTCAGACCCTTCACTGCTCTTGTGAAGACCATCTGCCCGTCATCTCCCTTGAATGCCAGAATACGACCTTCCTTTCTTGGAGTTCGAGGGTCTTTCGTACCTTCATGTATGAACTTTCCGTAATACTCGTTGATCGTTCCTTTCTTGCTGTACTTTTCGAACACATGCTTGAGAGCCACATCAACTTCGCTTTTAGGGGCACGTCTGTCCTTGAATCTCACGATGCGGAGCTGTTTCTTGAGCCTTCCGCTTCGGATCGGCACTTTATTGCGTGCGGATGAGAGCATCGGTCTGAGTGAAGACCTTAGAGCGACCAGCAGCATTCTTTTCTGCATGTTGTTGGGCAGTTGATCAAGGATTGCCTTGGCTTCCCGATATCCGTCAACCTTGATCTTGAGCATCACTTTTCACTGCCTTGAGATGCAGCCTCCATCTTCTTCCTTCCTCATGAACAGATACAATCTTCATGAGGGTATCGTTGTCATCGATGACCATTCCGGCAGCAATGCCCTCCCGATGGCGGATCGTGTAGACGATCTCGTTCTCATGCACGATGCGTGCTGCATAGAGGTTTTCTCGACCTCCGGCTTCCGTTTTCTGAGCATAGCATGTCGCCACGTGCTGGAGCTCCTGTGTCCGGTCGTTATAGTCATCTCTGGACTCTTTGTATCTGAATATTTCAATGTATCTGTCAAACATCGGTTTCGGAATAAGGGTGTACCCTCCAAGGCAGGAGGAGTTTCTCGGCAGTCAAAGGCAATTGGCTCACGCTGCGACCCACAAGGGCATCGCTTTCGTTGTCAAAGAGAGTTCCCAATATCAGCAGGACGGCAGCCTTTATCGCAGGCGGGAGCGTCTCTTCGGTGTATGAAGCCACATCTCTGTTGGTATAATCGGAAGCAATGCCCACAGCCATTTCGAGGTATTGGGCGATCATCCCATCCAGAGAAGTGTCGTCACCCACACGCAGGTGCATTCTTGCCGTCTCTACTGATATCGGTAGCTCCATGATGACTATGCTTTAGCGTGAACGAGTTTCTTGATAGGATTAGTTCCGGCATCGAGGAGTGTTCCATCCACTCGTGCGAATCCAAAGAGTCCTATTGAGAGGTACTCTGCGAGGAGTTCGTTGAGCCTGATGACCTTGAATGACTTGACCATGCGGATCTTGTACTTGTTGAGATCACCGAAGAGGATGGATGTGTTTCCTGCTCCTATGTCAGCCATGTCGTCATTGACGATGTACGGTTTGCTGAAGATGGTCGAAGGCTGTCCGGAGACTGTACCGTCCTGCCAGATATAGCGACCGTTCTGGTCTTTGAGTTTTGCCAGCTCAAAGAGAGTGTTGCGATTGAACATGAACTTTCCGGTGCGTGCATATGCTGAGTCCACACTTTTCATGAGGTCAAGCAGGTTGTCGAAGGTGATTGCAGCAGCTGCAGCCGACACACCGCTGTCTTTTGCTGCGGTAACTATACCTTTAGGCTGC